AGCATAGACAGCATCATGCTCATAAGTAAATGTTTCGCCTTTTTTGTTAGTAAATGTAATTACTGCATTTTGTCCGATTAGTGATTTGCTGATAACAAATCTGTTTTTAGTTAATTTCATAATAGTTTAATTTAATTTAGTTTATTTGTATATATTATCCAGTTATAGTCGTAGTTATATTGTAAATAATATTGTTAGTTGTATTGTTATTGTTATGAGTTGTAGTATAATTGTATTTGTTTTATTGTATGTTTTATTATTGTTTCTCATTACATATATATTATCCAACAACTATCGTAGCAAGTCTGTAAACAAAAAGCTGAAATACTATACAGAAATACTACTGCGGCGGATGGATATTAAGGTAAACGGCAAAGAATAACGCCAAAACTAAAACACAAAGCGCGGCCGGCAAAACAAAAAGCGTTTTCCATATAGCAAGGGCGGGTATATATAGGGGGGCTACACTTTCCTTATATATTTATAACGTACCTTTTTATGTAATAGTACCTATATGACAAGAAGAAAGAGAATACACGGCCGTAGGCGTAAAAGATCACCTTTAAAAATGCCAGCAAGTCAAAGAATGTTTGGTGGTATGCTTGGCGCTTTTAGTGCTTTTGGGCGAAATAAAGACAAAAAAGGTAGCGCAGAAGCCACGGGAAGAGCCGAAGGTGAAGATTCTGGCACGGTTTCACAAAAAAAAGCAGCTATGTTTAGTCAAGGGCGTAAAGAAGGTGGGCTTAGACCCGCAATAGAACGCATCGTAGATGAAAAAATGAGCGGTCAAACAGAAAAAGCTGGAGAAACTGACACAAAAGTATTAAAAACACCTAAAAATGATGCAACTACTAAAGAGTTAACAACGTCTTCGAAAGATGCATCGATAGCAGAAGGCGTAAACCGTTTATATAAACAATAAAAAAACTAAAAAACATGGCATTTAAAATGAAAAATCCATCTATGGCCAAAATGGTCAAGGCAGCAGGAGACAATCGTGCAGCTATGAAGATGAAGATGGAAGAAAAAGCAGCGGCTGCTAAAATGAAAAAAGAAGCTGCTATGAAAATGAAGAAAGAATCTTCTATGAAGATGGAAAAAGAGTCTATGGCTAAGCTAAGAGAAAAAGCTTCTGCTATGAAGATGAAAAAGTCTCCAATGGAGAAAGAGCTTAAAGGTGATCAGAAAAATTTAAACGAAGGTTTAAAGAAAGCGATTGAAGCCGCGCCTTCTAAAATGAAGAAGTCTGCAATGAAGAAGAAAGATAATAGATCTCTTTTTCAAAAAGCTAAAGACGAAGGAAAGCAAATTGTTGCTGGATTTAAAGAACTAGATCCAGACGAGTACAATATCAGTAACAACATTCGCGATTTTAAATACGGCTACAAAAAGCAAGAAAAGAAAGATAGAGCTAGGGCTGCTGGTAATAAAAAGTCTCCTTCTAAGATGAGTAATGAGTCTGCAAATAAAATGAAGAAAGACTCTGCCATGAAGCTTGATAAAAAAGAGATTGATCGCAAAATAGAAAGAGAAGGTCGAGAACGTGGTCGCGGAAGAGGTTTAAAAAAGACTCCAAAGATGAACATGGTAAAAGGTCCTGATGGTAAGATGGTACCTGATTTTGCTGTAGATGGCAAAGGCGCTGGAGATATGAAGTCTCCTGCTAAAAAGAAAAACCCTAACGTACAAGGTTCAAAAGCAAAAGCTTTAAATAGAAAATTAGATAAGGCAGATAAGAAAGACAGAAAAGCTAGCAAGAAATATAATGCAGCTTTTGACACTGGCGGTCATAACACAGGAGGAAAAGGTTTTGATAGAAAACTAAAAGCGGCTGATAGAAAAGGTAGAAAAGCTGACAAGAAAAGAGCTAAAGCTCAAAAGAAGATAGCTAAAATTTTAGGGTATCATAAATTCTTATCAAAAGATGAGAAAAAGGCTATGAGATAATAAAACAAACTAATTACTAACCAATAAATAAAACCAAAATGACGTATTTGTATTACAAAACTAGTACATGGACCGGTAATCCACAAGTAAACGAAAAAACCAAAGAGCAATGGAAACATTTAGCCAATAAAGAAAACTGGCGAATTACTCAATTGCCCAACGGTTATTACCAAACAGAAGTATCTAAACCTGACGTAGCCGATGAGTGGGCAGACGTCACGCGTAGAGAAACCTTAGAAGGAGCCGAACAAGCTATTGACGGAAGTATTGATCACTTTACTAAAAAGCTTGAAGCCACCAAAGGACCGAAAGTAGTTAAGACTTTCAAGAAATAACACTCAAACCTAATTTAATTTAATATAATAAAATGGAGTACAACAATCCTAGTCTCCTCATCAAAGAACTAAACTTTGGTGAGGACGCTAAAACTAAAATTAATGCAGGCGTTACTAAACTAGCTAACGCAGTCAAATCAACTCTAGGTGCATCAGGTCGATGCGTAATATATGAAGACGCTAGAGGAAATCCAGTAATCACAAAAGACGGAGTTACAGTTGCAGAATCTGTAGTATTATACGATCCTGTAGAAAACATCGGCGCTACACTTATTAAAGAAGCAGCGCGCAACACCGTTAAAGAAGCTGGAGACGGCACAACTACAGCCACTGTATTATCAGAAGCTTTATTAAAAAGATATAACGAAGCTAAAGACGCGGATAGAAGCGTTAGGCTTGGTGTATCATCTTGTTTAGATAAAGTTATTAATTACTTAGAAGATATTAAAATAGAAGTTACAGAAGAACTACTAGAACACGTAGCATCTATCTCTTGCAATAATGACAAAGAGCTTGGCAAGATTATCGCTGAAGCTTATACTAAGGTAGGTAAAGACGGCGTCGTATTAATGGAGACATCGGACACTGAAGACACGTACGTCGATTTAGTTGACGGCGTGCAGTTTGACTGTGGACTTACATCACCTCACTTTGTTACTAATACAGAAAAGCAAAAAGCAGAGTTAGAAAATCCTCTTGTTTTACTGTGTAGCAGTGAAATACCTAACATACGTAGAATACAGGGCGTGTTAGAATATGTTATCAAGCAGAACCGAGCTTTACTAATTATAGCACCAGTTGCACAACAAGTAAAGTCGGCGTTGTTGATGAACAAAATTAAGGGTGTAATTAAAGTTAATGTAATTGACGTTCCAGGATTTGGACCAACTAAAAAAGATACTTGCGAAGATCTTGCTATAATGACAGGTGCTAAGTTGTTTAACGAGCAACTAGGTGATGATCTAGATGGCATAACACCCGAAGATCTTGGTGAAGTAGAATATTCAGAGACAGATGATAATAATACTGTTATTACCCTTGATGAAGAGGCTAACTTTGAAATCTCAGAAAGGATTGACGAACTACACAAAAGAATAGCTGATGAGCAAAATGGTTTCATTAAGAAAAAGCTGGAACAAAGATTGTCTATGTTATCTGGTAGTGTTGGAATTATACGTGTTGGGGCAAACTCGAAAGTGGAGCTTAAAGAAAAGAAAGACAGGGTCGAAGATGCTATTTACGCTACAAAGGCTGCGTTAAAAGAAGGTATAGTGCCAGGAGGTGGTATAGCACTTCTTAATGCTGCACAAAAAATCGAACCCTCTAACGAGGGTGAAAAGGTTTTACTTAATGCTATTAAGTCACCTTTCAATACTATTATGCGTAACGCTGGGTTTGAAGCATTAGGTTATCCAGAAAAAGAAGGTATTGGTGTAAATGTAATTACAGGTGAAGAAGTTGATATGGTAGCCGAAGGTATTATAGATCCGGTTTTGGTTACAAAATCGGCACTGAAAAACGCGGTGAGTGTAGTATCTACTATTGTATCAGCTGATTGTATAATCTCAAACGCAAGAATAGATGAAAGCGCATAATCACTACGTAGTTATAGATAAGATTAAAGAAACTAAAAAAGCTAGTGGACTTATACTAACAGAGAGCGTAAGCGATGATATTAGATACTTAAAAGGTAACGTAATATCTGTTGGTAATTTAGTTGATGTTATACAAGAAGGTGATGTTGTTTACTATGACAAACATGCTGGCCATGGAATAGAATATAACAATAAGTTTTATTTTGTTATAAAGGCAAGTGATATTGTACTAGTAGATTAAACGTAAACCACAAACTACAATCCTTAAACTTAAAATCTAAAACAAATTATTTATTAATCAAAACTTTTTAAAAATGGCAAAGAATTTTTTGTATTTTGCAGAAGCAGACGTTGAAACAAACAACGATGCTTTTATGGTAGCCGCAGATAGCTACTTAGGATGCGATCCAGTTTCAGGTGGTATTGTACTCTATTTTGAAGATGTTGAAGGAGGGCCAACTAGAGAGGCTGTTACTTTAGCTTGCGCTAACGGAAACCAAAAGACTGTATTAGACGCTTTTGTAGCAATAGCAAACTCAAGACCACACTCTGGTGGTTTTATAGTAGTCGCTGATGCTAACGTAGCAAATGGACAAGCAGCAACTTTCCACAAAGAGTTTAAAGGACTTGTTACTAATTGTACCGTAGCTTAATTATTAACTTATAAATTATTAAAAAAATGGAAAATTATTTATATTTTGGAGAAGGCGGCGGTGCTGATGCAACAACAGAAGCTGCTTTATATCCAGCATCAAGATTTATTGGTGTAGAACCAGCAACAGCAACTACAACTCGTATTTTCTTTGAAAGTGCTGTAGGTGACGTAGATGGTGGTGGTGGTGTTGGTGACTTTGTAGAAGTTACTCATGCTGACACTCATGCTACGGCTGGATCTTATCACAGATGTAAAATTATAGCTCAAGCAATGGCTGAAGCTGTAAACGCTGGTCCTCACGCTGATGGAGGTTTAATATCTGTTATAGACGTTGATAACGGCGTTTATTTTGGAGGTATTGCTGATATTATTGGCGACGCTTCGTTTGGTATAACTGTTAATCTTGATTCGTAATAATTGAGATTAACTAGTCACGATATTCGTGAATTACAAATCCTTAAGTATTACAGGCTCGTTAGAAAATGGGCCTGTAAAACTTACGGGTTAAAAGATGCTGACCTTGAATTACTAATTTACTTAGACTGCAAAGGTCGGTTTACAAGACAAGAATTTATAGACGGTACATACACTTATTCATGGGATAAGCAAAGATGGGATCGTCTTAGAAAAGAAGGCTGGATAGAAGTTTGGCGACATAGAAATCGTACCACGATAAAGTATAGCGTATTTAAAACTTCGTTTAAGTGCAGCCAATTAATAAGTAGAATCTATAGGATCTTACTCGGAGAAGAAGATTTACCAGTATCAGATCGAAGTGTATTCTACAATAACAAATCATATACAGATAAAGTGTTCAATAAGGCTATTGACGATATGATTAAAGATCCAACAAGATAATGGCTTTTAAAATGAAAAATAAAGATTTAGGTAGTACAGCAAAAGAAGCTGGTGTGCCTGAGTCTAGAAGAACTGATTCACCTGTTAAGTTTGATTTTAGTAGCGCGCTAGATAAAGTTGGAACTGGATTAACAGGTTTAGGTATGATACCAGGTGTTGGCAATATTGCCGATGCTGCTAATACTGCTTTATCTGCTGGTCGAGCTGGTTATGCTAAATACAAAGGTGACGAAAAGGCGTACAAGAAACATAGAAACGATGCGGCGATAAATGCTGCTGCTATGATACCAGGAGCGGGTCTTGCTGTTGGCGCGGGTAAACTAGCAGCAAAAGGAGCTAAGGCTGTTAAAGCTGGTAAGACAGCTGAAAAAGTTGCTAAAGAAACTGGAAAGCTAGCTGCTAAAACAGGTAAAAAAGCTGTTGTTAGTAAAACTAAAGAAGAGGTTAATAAGCGAGTAGATAAGAAGCCTTCTAAGCCTAAACCTAGCAATAAAAAAATAACTACAAAAGAAAACAAACCTAAAAAATCAAACTTAGCATAATGGGATTTAAACTAGGTAGTGAAGGTAGAAAAATAAGAAATCCTAAGGATACACCTATATTTCGTAAAAAATTAGGTAAAGGTATATTAGGAGAAGCTAATATGGACGGATCTATCTATATTGATAAATCTGTACCTAAAGGTAGCGCTCTTGAGAAAAGAGTCATAAACCATGAAGGCAAGCATTTAGACGATATGAAGTCTGGCAAGCTTTCTTATGGTGATGATTATGTTAGACATAATAATAAAACGTATCCACGTAGAGACGGTAAAATAAAATATAACGGCAAATGGCACGAAGAAGGTAGCATGGCTTTTCCTTGGGAGAAGGCTGCTAAGCGTGCTGAAAAAAAGAAATAACTATGGCGTATAAAATGAAAGGGTTTTCAGGATTTAAAAGTGAAGGTCCATTAAAACCAAAAAGTATAGTATCAGCTAAGAAACAACCTATTAAGCGTGGTCCTAATCCTGATTCAGATGCTCATATAGGAGCTGTACCAACGTTTAGCGATCATATTGAAGGAGCTAAAGAAAGAAAAAAAGATCCTGACTACAAAAGAGCTAAAAAAGTAAATAAAAAATTATTGTAAAATGATAAACAATTTAGTCGGAGGTTTATTCGGTAAAATAGTAGACAATGCAGAAGGCATACTTGACAAGGTTGTTACTACAGACAAAGAGCGCGACGAAGCTAAACTTGCTCTTAAAAAGTTACTTCTTGATGCAGAGCGTGAAGCGTTTGCGAAAGAAGTCGAAGACCGCAAGTCTGCAAGAGATATGTATAAGGACGATGCTATTATTCAAAAGGTTTTAGCAACGTTATTTACTATAGCTTATTTTGGTATTACTTTTGTGATGTTTAATTACTTCGTTACAAAATCATTAGACTTAGGTGAATTTGAAATAAGCTTTATATCAACAATATTTGGTGCTATGAGCGCTAAAGTAAATACAATTATAGACTTCTTCTTCGGTGGAAGCTCAAAGAAAAACGAACAAATAAAAGAAAAATAAAATGAATACAAAGTATTTTACAGTAAAAGTAAAGCCTTTAGTACCAGCTTCAGAGCAACACAACGGCGCTTACGCAGCGGGTGATGTTTTAGCTGATTGGTTTGCTTTTGATATGCCTAAAGGTGGGGCTGCTCTTAGATCAGTTACCGCTATAATAAGAGGTAACGATGGATCAGCGCAAGCAAATAGTGCAAATTTAAACGTATTTTTCGCTAATCCAAAAGCAGATGGCTCTGCTCCTGGTAGCTTAGGAACAGGTCATGCTACGGCTAATGGAACTAATTATTTTAACGATATAATCGGTGGAGTTATGTTATCCGATAGTGGCGTCGTTGGCGCTGGGCAATCTCTTGATAGAATATCAATTGTAAACAGCGGTGAAGGATCTGCTAGTGGTCACTATACTCACGCTATAGTCGAAGGTAGACCTAAATTAACTAAAGATGGTTATAACACTGTATATGTTGGTTTGGTAACTTCCTCAGCTGGTACTTATAATTTTTCTTCAGGCGTTATAAATAAAGGCGCTGTAACAGCTGGAGCTACTTCGCTATCAGTTGATGACGGTAGCAACGGTGACGCTAGCACAGGTAATGTTTTTAACGTTGGTGATATTTTACACTCTGCGACAGATGATGTTATTGGTGAGATTGAAACTATTGGATCTCACGCTGATGGAGCAGCTACTATAACTATTGTTTCTGGAACAGGTGGTCATACAGATGGAAATTCTGCCGCTGTAGCAGATAATGAAGAGTTGTACAACCCACATCCAGTTACTTTAATACTGAACTTCGAAAGATAAACAATTTTTAATTTAATTTAATTTTATTATGGCAAAAAGAAAAACACCGAAGGTGCAAGACCTTCGACCAGACTCTATTACTAAAGAAGAATTACAAAAACTTCAGAATGTAGTTAAGATAATCAATGAAGCTCAATTACAAATTGGTATGCTAGAAAGCCAAAAGCATGCAATGCTTCATGATATTACTACCACTCAACAGATGGTTAACAGCATTCGACAAGAGTTAATAGAAAAATATGGAGATCATGATTTTAATATCATGGACGGATCAATTAAATATAATGAAAATGGAGACGACAAAACTGATACGAAAGATAACAGTAGGTAAAGATTATAAAGTCGATTCTATGCACTACGCTGTAGGGCAAGAGGTTTATGGAGGTCATACTATTTGTGATATTATTGAAGAAGATGAAAAGTATTCAATATATATTAAAAAGAATAAAGATGTATTACCCTGGAAAGACTTCAATAAGAATATGGCTATTTCAGTAGAATATAATTTACAGTACTAATGCAAAGTGTTTACGGTTTTGTTGTTACGCCAAAAGGCGGTAGATACAACAACACTAAAAATATTGATGGTAAAGAGCTAATTGTAAACTCTGAAATATATAATCATCAATTTACAAATAGAGAGGCAATCGTTCTAGAGGTGCCTAAGATAAATAACACTAACATTAGTAAAGGCGATACAGTTCTAGTTCATCATAATGTATTTAGAAGATGGACTGATGTACGTGGTAAAGAAAAGAATAGTAAAAACTATTTTGATGATGATACATATATAGTATATCAAGATCAAATATTTCTTTACAAAAATAAAGACTGGAGCCCAATGCCAGGATTTTGCTTTGTTCAACCAATAAAGGCTATTAGCAAGCTTGACATAGAACAAGAACAGCCGTTAAAAGGTATCGTAACATATACTGACGGTAGCGTTGACAAAGGTGAGCTTGTAGGATTTACTCCTAACTCAGAATATGAGTTTGTGTTTGAAGGCAAAAGACTTTATAGAGTATACTCTAAATTTATTACAATTAAATATGAATATCAAGGAAACGAAGAAGCGTATAATCCAAGCTGGGCATAAAGCAGTTGAGGAATTAATTAAAGTAGCTAAAGAGGCTATTGTTGATAGTGACGATGATATTTCAGCAGACAGACTGAAAAATGCTGCAGCTACAAAAAAGTTAGCTATATTTGATGCATTCGAAATACTCAACCGCATACAAGAAGAAGAGAATATTTTGGAAGGAAAGACACCTGAAGAGAAAAAAGACAGAGTATTTAAAGGCTTCGCGGAAGGCAGATCGAAATGAGTTA